ATAGAGTTTATAGAATCTCTTCGTTTAGCGCTATCAAGGAACATTTCACTAACAACCATATTGTTATAAAATGCTTGGTAATGTGTATTGTATGCTAAAACATCAAGAAGAATATTTAATCCCGAACCTTCGAAGTTATAATCTTTGAAAGCTTCTTGTGTACTAAGGTATTGCTTTAAATTTGACTTGATATTATCAAAGTCTAAAGAATCTATTGGTAATTTTGTATTTGATGACATTTATCTTAACCTCTCCAGTGTTAATGGTAACACCCCTACAGTTGCTACAGAATCTCCCTTTATTTGAAATTCTATTTTTACTTCTAAGGAGTTGTTATCGTATTTAGCATTCACCAACACATTCTTTAATGCTGCTCTTGGTTCATAGTTATTTATAGTATATGCAATAATATCTTTTACATCCCTTCTTACAAAAGGACTAGCAAAGTTTTCAAATAACTTAGATCTTAAGTTTGCTCCAATCTCTGGATGGAAAGGTTTCTCCAATGTATTCAACATAATCAAATTTCGGATAGAACGCTTAACAGCATTCATCCCAGTTAATACATTAATGTCTCCAGTCACGGGATGGAGTTCGAAATCTAAATCTAAATCTTTTGATTCTGATACTTTCATTGATTTATTTGAACCTCTACTATATTTCTAGCTTCTTCTAAGTATTTTGAAATTCTATCGTCTTCTATCTTATCTGCCTTACTCCAACTGCACCATTGAACCATAATATATCCCGTAATCAAATCCTGACTTCTAAGAGGTAAAGCAGACCATACAATTACCCCGCTGTCTATAAGTGAAGATTTACACCACGAATCTTCCATTTCGCCCACCATTATGATATCTGAACTATTCCGTTTTATATATTTCAATCCATCCAAACATAGACTCAATAAAATGTCTTGTTTCTTATTTAATTCAGATGATATGCCGTTTGCTAAAGATTCATGTGACATTGAAAGTTTTTTCATAGAAATACCATCTAGAAATTCACCACCATTATGAAACATACAAATTTGGGCTCTAGCTCCATCAGTCCGTGTTCTTAATTCAGTTAGTGTTTCATGTATTTTACTATGAACTGCGTAATCAATAGGGTCTTTTGGTTTTATCATTTCAACCAATCTTTTATGTCGTTCTATCAGAATGGGAATAACAAATATACAAATACCTGCTATGATAGCTCCGACAGCGATTCCCAATTCAACCCAAGATTCGAAAAAATTCATATGTGTTCCTTAACTCCATAGTGGTGGTTATTCTATTTATAATCAAATGAATCCAAATCTTGGAATTATAGCAGTAGGATTCGCAAGGAAAGATATTGCCTTACATGGGTCACAAAGACCAAGAATTAGGTCGATTATTCTCATTATCTCATTTAAAATTCCTTGGACGATTAACATAACTGCGGTGACCACAGCTTCCAAAGCAGCAAATGCTCCTGCAATCATCGCTGAGGTTGCAATGATTGCTTCTCTAACTTCTGAACCTAGTTCCAACATACCCAAGTCCCAATTCAAATCACCTAATGCCCTAGAAAGACACATTAATATTCTAACAATGCACCTTCCAAGAACTGCTGCCAACATTGCAGTTAAATCTACAACTGCATAGGTAAATGCTCCTATGCTTCTAAAGAACATTTTAAATCCTGCAACAAAACTCCTTAACTGACTGAGAGTGTACATAAAATCAGGAATACCACATATCTCTTTAGTTAAGTCTGGGAAATTAAATGCCGGTAGGCCCGGAAATGGTGGAATTGTTATGTCGCCCGGAAATTCACATAGTTGACATCCAAAATTAATCCTACATTTACCAGTTTTATTAACAGTAGATTTTTTAATTGGGTTATAGTGGTCTAATGCCACATCACTGAGTCCCCCATCGTTTGCATCGGGAACTTCGAATTCTGGGTCATAAGAATCTGCATGGAATTCTGACACCGAATCAATTCTATCTTCCATTGCAGTTACAATATCATCTAATTGGTCTTGCAAATCTTGGGTAATAATTTCACCATTTAAGATTATTCCGGCCGTCGTACCGCCGAATCTGGTTGATACTTCTCGTATAAGATTAGAAACATAATCAAGAGATTCTTGGGGGTTTAAACTTCCCGAACCCACGCCCTGAAAACCAAAAGCATTATTTGGGTCATCGGTGTTTAAATCACCTTCGCCAAATCCGCCGCAGTCCGAACCAACACTTCTGTCTCGAATGCCCGCTACATCTCCAAATGTTTCAGATCCAGCATCGCCGAGCGCACCGCCGAGCGAATCACCGAATGCACCACCGGTTCCGCTTCCGAAGATATCTTTATTACAATGTTGTTCGTCGCAGTTTGCCATATTTCCTTCCAATCAGTTCAACTTAATTAGACCTCTACATGAGATAAGACTTGCTTTCTCGTCAATCGTAGCAGCCTTTTCTGAGTAGTTTACAGTTTTACAAGAAATTGATGCCATTGCTTGTTCTTGAATATTCATTGCTTTTTCCGATATAGTAGCAGACATCAAAGTACTATGTTGAGTTCCCACTCGTTTAATTGTAGGAGAAACTGTTAATGTTTCTACATCAATGAATTCATTTAGATACATTGCTCTGGTGGTGACATCCATTAAAGTTTCGATGGATATACCAGCACCAGCAATCATGTAAGTTCTCATAGCAGAGTTTATTTTAACTTTACTTGCTGCAGATTTAACATTAACATCAAATTGTCCAATTAAATTAACACCACCCATTCTGGAAACAATTGAAGCTCCATTTCCAGATGTCATATTAAATTGTTTACCGGCATTTCCTACAAGGCCGCCACCAGAAGTTAAATATAAATTACCAGTTGAATTTCCAATTAAAGGAGATGATGTTGCTTCCAAGTGAAGGTTACCACCCGAAGATGTTACCCTTGTAGTTTTGGCAGATTCTATTTTATTCTCACCATCGGTAAATACATTATAATCTCCACGAGCATGGTGTAGATAATTGTAAGTTTCAAAACTATAATCACCATCCACATTTAATGCCATATGGTTTCCAACATCTACGGTTCTGTCACCGCCGACGAATGTGTGATAATTACCGGCAATATTTTCTCTTACACTGCCATTGACTTGTCGTTCAACATTACCTTCAATGTATTCATATACATCACCTTCTATAGTGACATATAGATCCCCACCATGCAAATCCGAACCGTCTTCTTTTTTAATCTTTTTAATATTCACATAACTGTCACCTAGAACAAATTCATAATTATCTTTTACTACTTTTGTTAACTTTGTTCCTTTAGGGAATATCTCCTCAAATGTTCCAGAAGAGTGCATTCTATGAATTCTCTCATATTCTGGTGTATCGTCAAATTCTTCTATGTGACCAGATTCAGTTTGTCTTACATGATTTAATGGGTATCTTGCATTATACTTCGTTGGAGGTTCACTGAATGTGCCGTGGTCATTTGCTAAAGGAACATTCAAAACCCTTTCGTCTAGTTTCTTTTGAACTATGGTTTCTGCTTTACATTCTGGACAAACATCTTCACCGGATGCAGCGCCATAAGATTCTCCTGTAGGATAACGATACCTCGCAAGTCTATTAACATCAGATTCGTTTGTACCATGTCCTGAAGGAGTTGTATCTCCTCGTTTTGGATATCTCTCAAATGGATCTTGGAATCCTCCGAGTGCAGGATTTCCTACATTTGGTAAATCTTCTGGATATCCGGGCAATGTACCTAACATAATTGGTTTCTGTGCGCTTCCCCCGTCCGCAAAAAAACCAAACACCCATGTACCTTCAACCGGCCCTAAAGGCGTTTGGCCAATACCACTCATTGCAGCATTTGTAATAGGAGACACGGGATGAGCCCATGGCAACTTGTCTGTTGGGATTTCATTTTTATCTGGTGTATGAAAACCAACAACACGAACACGACACCGACCCAACATTTTAGGATCTTGTCTATCTTCGACTACACCAGTCCACCAAATAAAATTACCCATTGCTGCGGGCGAAAGTCCTTCACTCATGACTCAACTCCATACCGTTTAGGCATTCCATCTCTTTTACATCTCATATATGTGGCCACTTTATAATTTTTAGTTTCTCCGTGGAGTCTGAAGTAGTGCGTACATGCGGTTACTAACCATTCTCCGCCATATTCATGATATTCATCTGGAACATTTTTAACAACACCTTTACCTTCAGGCTGAGGCTTTAATATTGTCTTCTCTATATTTATCAGTTGGCCAACACCCCTAGAAGTATCACCAACCACACCAAGATAAACCGAACTTTGGTTTCGGGTAAAGGACTGAGATATACTACGCTGATACCAGTCCTTATATCTTTCATTACCCTCATTCGGTTCATCTGTTTTAAATGAATGTTTATTTGTATATAAAACTTTCGTTTGAGTTCTCGGAGAACTTCCTGCCCATGTCATTACATTGGTCGAAGCAGTTTGATTCAAAGCAGGAATATTTTTCTGGGGCCAGTGATGAGGATCCGGTTCATCGTCATATGAAAAATCATTTTCAATTATCTTTTTGCGAAACAAATCATGCATTATTATTTTTGAACCGTATGCTCCCGACTGAACTGGTTCTACTTGATTTATCTTGTCTGGATCTAAAACTTCTATATTCCTATGTTGTTCTTCAGCATAACTTTTGCCTGGAATATTCAACGGTCGTAATGTGTAAGTCATGACAGTAGGTTGTTTATATAACTTGGCAATAGATTTAAATTTATATTCTACCAATTCTTTAGTTGAGGGTATGTCTCCCGTTTTGTTAAATGATTCATAAAAAACAAAATGATTACAAGGATTATCTGTAGATGTAC